TTTACACACCTGCGGAAGCAGCAAAGAAAATGGTTGAAACAGGACATTGGGGACCTTGGGATTCCAAACCACCGAGATAGATATGAAGATACAAGAATTTGCAAAACACTTGGACGAACCAAGAGAAATTGGTAAAAAGAAAAAAAGATTATCGTCAAGTGAACTGAAAAAGGTAAAAGATAAGGCATTTGAAGTGTATAAAGAAATGTTAAATTTACCAAATTATATTAGAAACCAAGCACCCGTTCCAGATAACCAAGAGGACGGAGAACACAGATATTATAATCCTGATGTTAAAGAGGATTGGTCAGACAAATATAAAAGAAGTATTGATTGTAATAATCCAAAAGGATTTAGTCAAAAAGCACATTGTGCAGGACGAGCAAAGAGGGAGACAATAATGAATTTAAAATCATTAGTAAAAGAAACCATTAAAGAAGTAATGACAGAAAGAAAATTAAATATGTTTTTCGAAGAAAACAAACCAACAAATCCATCAAAATGGTCTTACTATAAATCACAGGCAAAGAAAAAGTTTGATGTGTATCCAAGTGCATATGCTAACGCTTGGGCAGCAAAACAATATAAAGCTGCTGGTGGTGGTTGGAAAAAAGGATAGAACTATGAAGGAAGCTAGAGGAACTTGTTGGGTAGGATACAAACAAGTTGGTATGAAAGATAAGGGTGGAAAGAAAGTTCCAAATTGTGTAAAAGAAACAACAGAACTTTACTATGAAGAAAATGGTAAAGGACACGGATACACATTAGAATATCTAAGATTACCAGAAGACATCAATGAAGCAGAATATCAAGGTCGTAAAGTAAAACTTGGTAAGATTATGCAGGGTGATGTTAAAAAGTTTAAAGTTTATGTAAAGAATCCAAAAGGAAATGTTGTTAAAGTTAATTTTGGTCAAGGTGGAGATGCCAAAGGTGGAACAATGAGAATTAGAAAATCTAATCCAGAAGCAAGGAAATCTTTTAGAGCAAGACACAATTGTGATAATCCAGGGCCAAGACACAAAGCAAGATATTGGTCTTGTCGTAAATGGTAGGAGAGTTATGAAATCTAAACTAACAGAATGGTTAGTTAAAGACTTACTAAATGAATCACCAGATTTAGATATTAAAGTTGGTGATGATATTTTAATGGGTAGGTTTAAAAACAAACGAGTAAAAGTTAAGTCAATCACTTACAACGAGAAAGGTGATTTATTAATTAACGGAAGACCTGCATTAAAATTTAGAAAAGTCAAAAACGACAAAAAGTTATTACCGACAAAAACCACAAACAAATCATCAACAGAACCAGATTCAGATAGAAAAGGTGTTGATGATGAATATCCACATTACAAAACAGAAAGTTTCTTTGGATTAGGAGCAGGAGACATTCCTTCACCGAGTCGTAAAGCAGTCAAGAAAAATAAAACCGATAAATTATCAGGATATAAAAAAATTAATGAAAGAGCACGAGGTGCAGTATCAGGTAGAAAAGTTCACAAACATATTACAGGATTTAATTTACCATACAAAGGTAGAAAATATAAAGAAATAGATTTTGAAACAAGAAAAATAGATAATAAAACTGAAATGGTTACTTTAAGAATATTAAATCCAAAAAAATTATTCGGACAAGAAGTTCCAGTAAAATTTAAAACACTTCGTAGAGGCCCATTTATGAAAACCGATACGAGTAAAAAAGTAAACGAACAAAAATCAAAAATTAAAAAAGTAATAGCTATTTATCCAGGTCGTTTCCAACCATTTGGTCCACACCATAAGAAAGTTTATGATACATTAAAAAGTAAATTTGGAGATGCATACATCACAACATCTGCAATACAACAACCACCAAGACATCCACTAAGTTTTAACGAAAAAGTAAAACATATGGTAAAAATGGGTGTTCCTAAAAATAAAATTATAAATGAAAAAGTTCCTTATGTTGCAAACAACTTATTGAAAAAATTCGATAAAGACACCACGGCAGTAGTTTATGTGTTCGGAGCAAAAGATGCAGGTAGACTAAAAGGCGGAACTAAGAAATCAGGTGGTAAAACTTATTACCAAGACTTTAAGAAAAATATCAATGATTTAAAAGGATTTGAAGAACACGGATACATTTATGAAGCACCAACCGTAAAAGTTAGTGGTATATCAAGTGGAACTGAAATCCGTAATCTATTAGGTAGTCCTAAAATAGATGATAAAAAAAGAGAACAAATATTCAAAAAAACATTTGGATACTTTGATAAATCTACTTATGAAATGATGACATCAAGATTTAGAAAGTTGTTTGAATTTTTTCAACAACCACAAGTAAAGAAACTAATGAAAGAAGTAAGTGGATTCGGTAGTCATTTTAATGCAAGTGATATGTCAGATGAAGGTATGTATGATTTTTTTGGTTCATTAGATGATTATTACAGAATATCACCAGAACACGCAGAAGTTATTGGATATGAATTAATTGACTTTCCAATAAGAGATAGTGCGGAAATGGCATTTACCATTATGGCAGATGAATATGAAAAAGACCGAACCAAAACCGTAACTTATGGAAAAACCATAAATCAAAATAGAAAAAATACTGATTCCGTAAGTAATCCATTTCCAAAATACAAAGAAGAACAAAGAAAAAATTTAGAAAACCTTACAAAGTATGGTTGGGAAATCGTTAAATTCTTTGGTGAAGAATCAGTGGGAGAACCAGGTATTGTTACAAAAATAAAAGATGTAACACCTGAAAAAGAAACACCATTGGAAGAAAGATTTGTTGAAGATGTAAAAAAAGTCTTTTTAACTGAAGGTGGAGCATACGGACATATGAATCATCCATTTGATGATAATAATTTGACGTTTTCAGATTTGAAGAACATAATTATTATAGGGTTAGAAGGAAAGTTAAATCGTGAAGATAAGGTTTCTGAAAAACTTGACGGACAAAATCTAATGGTAAGTTGGGTAGACGGAAAGTTAAAAGCAGCCCGAAATAAAGGTCATCTGAAAAATGGTGGTAAAACAGCACCAACAACCGCAGGTATCGCAAGTATGTTTAGTGGTAGAGGAAACATCAAGACTGCATTTGTTGGAGCAATGAAAGATTTAGAAAAAGCAATTGGTAGTTTATCCAATGCACAAAAAACAAAAATATTTGGTAATGGAACCAAATGGATGAACTTGGAGGTTATATATCCACAAACAGCAAATGTAATTGATTACGATATAGCAGAAATTATATTTCACGGAACAATCGAATATGATAAAACCGGTAGACAAAAAGGATATTCAAAAGAATCCGCTAGAATGTTACAAGGTATGATACAACAAATAAATCAAAATATACAAAAAACATTTAAGATTGGTAAACCTAACTTTTTAAATTTAAGTAAAGTTCAAAACTTTGGTACAAAGAAATCTACATTTTTAGGTAAGTTAAATAAATTACAATCACAATATGGATTAAAAGATACTGATAGATTAGGTCAGTATCACGAATCATTTTGGAAAGAATATATTTTTAATGCAGCAAAACAATTTAAAGTTTCATTGAAACAAAATGAATTAGTAAATTTAACAAATCGTTGGGCATACTTTGACAAATCATATAAAGTTCCAGAAATCAAAGAAGACTTTAAAGACAGACCAGAATTTATGAATTGGATATTAGATACTGATAAACTTGACCACAACAAAATGTGGAAACAAAACATAAAGCCATTTGAAATATTGTTCTTCCAAGTTGGAGCAGAAATATTGAAAAATGCATCAGGGTTTTTAGCAGTATCACCAAAACAAGCAGTATCAAAAATCAGACAAGATATGATAAATGCGATGAAAGATTTAAAAAAACCAGACAATATAGAAAAACTATATAAATTAAAAATACAATTAGAAAAATTTGAAGCTATCGGTGGTTCAAGTGCAATCGTTCCAAGTGAAGGATTAGTGTTTAAATATAAAGGTAATCTTTATAAGTTTACTGGAAGTTTTGCACCAATCAATCAGATATTAGGTAGTTTAAGATTTTAGGAGAAGAAAATGGCAGGTTATTCAAAAGAATCAACAAGACAAAATAAAGCACTCAAAGATTTAATGAGTGGTAAAAACTACGAAAAAGATTATGTTCAAGTTGGATACGAAGGTAAGAAAGAAAACCTTGGTGGTAAAACCAGAAAATCAGAATTAACAGATGTAATGGCATCAGTAAGGATGCCTTGGTTTTGTCCAAAGTGTGATAAAGCAATGAAGAAAAAACTTGATGATAAGTTTTGGAGAACACAAGGACATTGTTTTGATTGTCAAGTCGATATGGAGAATAAACTTAGACTTGAAGGTGTATATGAGGATTACGCAAAAACCAAAATATTGGAAAATCAAAAAGCATATTTAAAAGATTTAGAACAAAGTATTGATGACTTTGAAAAAACAGACGGAAAGCAAGAGTGGTTTAATCAAGTTGGTGTCAACACCCCAGAACTTGAAAAAGAAAAATGGGAAATGGGTAGAGAAGAATTTGAGAAAACTATATCAGAAGCAAGAGATTTCATACGAGAAAAAAGAGAACTCGTAGAAAAAGCAGAAAAACAACTACAAGGAGAAACTGAGTAATGAACTTTATTCAAATGATACTAAACCTATTCTTTGGTGGAAATAAAAAACAAGAAGTCAAAGAATTAGATAAAGCAATTAAACAAAAAGACCAAGAAGTTAAAGAACTTGAAAAAGAAGTTGAAGTTCTTGAGTCAAAGAAAAAAGTAAATAAAAAAGAAGTAGCTAAATTAAAAAGAAAAGTCACTACTACTAAAAAACAATTAGAAAAAGCATCAGAAGCAGTAAAAACAGACGATGCCGATGAAGCAGTGAAATTTTTAAAGAAGTTTAGTAAATAAACTATATATTTATATATATGAGATATTTTATTTACATACTATTAATGGGAGCTTTATTCTCACAAGACATAGACGGTGATACACCAACACCATTAGACCAGTCTTTATATTCACAAGATGATGTAAAAACCTATACTTTTACAGAAGAAGAAGTATTAGGATTTACTAATCGTATTAAAGAATTAGAATTAAAAGATAGTCTAAATGTATCGTTAGTGTTTGATTTAGAAGAACAAATCAAATTATACGAAGAAACATCAGTAATTGATTCTATGTTGATTGCGAATAAAACTAACCAAATTAATCTACTGAAAGACACCACTAAACTACTTGAACAAAAAGTAAAACTTGTCCAACCTAAATGGTATGAAAACAAATGGTTATACTTTACATTTGGAGTAGCGTTGACTGCTACATCAGTTAAGTTAGCAGGTCAAATAGTAGACTAATGGCAGAACAAATTAAAGAAGTAATCAAACAAGAATATATAAAATGTGCACAAAACCCTGCATATTTTATGAAAAAGTATTGTATGATACAACACCCAATACGAGGGAAAATACCTTTTGAATTGTATGATTTCCAAGAAAAGTCAGTTGGTGAGTTTAAAGATAATCGTTTTAACATTATTTTAAAAGCTCGTCAGTTAGGTATATCTACATTGACGGCAGGGTATGCTTTATGGATGATGACTTTCCACCAAGACAAAAATGTTTTGGTAATTGCAACCAAACAAGAAGTAGCAAAAAACTTGGTTACGAAAGTTCGTGTTATGCACGCAAATCTACCGAGTTGGTTAAAGCAACGATGTGTTGAGGATAATAAATTAAACCTACGATATATGAATGGTAGTCAAATCAAGGCGGTATCATCAGGACCAGAAGCAGCTCGTTCTGAGGCACTATCATTATTGATATTGGACGAGGCAGCATTCATTGACAAAATTGATGAAATATGGACAGCAGCACAATCCACATTAACTACTGGTGGTAGTTGTATTGCATTATCAACACCTAATGGTGTGGGTAATTGGTTCCATAAAACTTGGATAGAAGCTGAGGAAGCAACTGGTATGTTTAATCCAATTAAATTACATTGGACGGTTCACCCAGATAGAGGACAAGAGTGGAGAGATGAACAAGATACTTTACTTGGTCCAAGTTCAGCAGCACAAGAATGTGATTGTGATTTCTTAACATCTGGTACAGGTGTAATTGACGCAATTACTTTAGAAAAGTTAAGAAAAAATAATTGTATTGAACCAGTAGAAAAACGAGGTATCGATAGTAATATGTGGATTTGGGAACAACCAAACTACAATAAAGATTACATCGTATGTGCTGATGTCGGTAGAGGAGATAGTGCAGACTATTCCGCATTCCACGTTATTGAGTTGGAAAGTTTAACTCAGGTAGCAGAATATAAAGGTCGTATCAATACAAAAGATTTTGGTAATATGTTGGTTAGTGTAGCAACAGAATATAATGACGCTTTACTAATTGTAGAAAACAACAATATTGGTTGGGCTACAATCCAACAAATTATAGATAGGGATTATCCTAATCTATTTTATACAAGTAAAGACTTACAATATGTTGATGTACAACATCAAGTAACGAATAAACATTATCGTGAAGAAAAGAAAATGGTTGCTGGTTTTTCAACGACTTCTAAGACCAGACCACTAATTATTAGTAAGTTAGAAGAATTTTTTAGAGAGGAAAGTGTAGTGGTTCGTTCAAATCGTTTGATTGATGAACTACTGACTTTTGTCTATATAAATAACAGAGCGCAAGCGATGAACGGATACAATGATGATTTGGTTATGTCGTTTGCAATTGGACTTTGGGTTCGTGATACTGCTTTAAGACTACGAACACAAGGTGTAGAACTAACAAAGAAAACTCTTAGTCGTATGATGGACAATGAGGGTTTATATACCAATGACGATATCAAAAGAAATGATAGTTGGGATTGGGAAACAGGAAAAGAGAAAGAGTCATTGGAGTGGCTCTTATAAAGTGAGGTAAAAAATGGCAGATACAACATTATTTGGGAGATTACGAAGATTATTCAGTACAAATGTAATTGTTCGTAATGTCGGTGGTAAAAAACTAAAAATCGCCGATACAGACCAAGTTCAAAAACAGGTTAAATCACGTTTAGTTGACAGGTATACAAAACTACACAACAACTTAGATTTAGTTGGAACAGGTTATTCAACCGTACATCAAGTAATGGCAGCAAGATTAGCATTATTTAAAGATTATGAAAGTATGGATTCAGACCCAATTATTTCATCAGCGTTAGACATTTATTCAGATGAGTCCACTATGAAAGGACAATATGGAGATGTTGTTAAGGTTACTTCTGATAATGAAAACATTAAACAAGTATTAGAAAATTTATTCTATGATATTATGAATATCGAGTTCAACCTATGGCCTTGGGTTCGTAATATGGTTAAGTATGGAGATTTCTTTTTATACTTAGACATTAATGAGAAATACGGAATTACAAATGTAGTTCCACTTTCACCTTATGAAGTTATAAGAGCAGAGGGAGAAGACCCAGAAAATCCTTACTACACTAAGTTCTACTTAGAAAGTATTGAAGGAGCACACCCGTATTTCGGTCAAAAGTCGAGTGGTAAAGGTAAAGTAGAATTTGAAAACTTTCAAATAGCACACTTTAGATTAGCAAACGATAGTAATTTCTTACCTTACGGAAAATCTATGGTTGAAGCAACTCGTAAGATTTGGAAACAATTAACACTTATGGAAGACGCTATGTTAATTCACAGAATTATGAGAGCACCTTCTAAACGAGTATTTAAAATTGACATTGGTAATATACCACCAAATGAAGTTGACAATTATATGCAAAGAATTATCAACAAGATGAAGAAAACACCTATAATGGACGAAACCACAGGTGAATATAATTTAAGATATAATATACAAAACCTAACAGAAGACTTCTTCTTACCAGTTAGAGGTGGAGATAGTGGAACTGAAATCAATGAATTAGGTGGTATTGATTATGATTCAACAGAAGACGTTGAATACCTAAAAAATAAATTATTAGCATCTCTAAGAGTTCCAAAAGCATTCTTAGGGTTTGATGAAAATGTCGGTGGTAAAGCAACACTTGCGGCAGAAGATGTAAGATTTGCCAGAACCATTGAAAGAATACAAAGAATTATCGTATCAGAACTAACAAAAATAGCAGTTGTTCACTTGTATTCACAAGGATACACAGATGAAGACTTAGTAAACTTTGAGTTAGAATTAGCAAGTCCTTCAACAATGTATGAACAAGAAAAGATTGAACTATGGGGTCAGAAAGTCTCATTAGCTCGTGATATGATAAGTGATAAGATTTTACCTTATGAGTGGATTTACGATAATATATTTAATTTCTCTTCTGACGAGAAGGTAGAAATTGAGAATCAAATTATTGAAGACCAAAAACAGAAATTCAGACACTCACAAATTGAAATGGAAGGTAATGACCCACAACAATCAGGAGATTCAATTGGAACACCAAGTGATATGGCATCCGTAGGTATCGGTGCAGATGATACTGCAACACCACCCGATTCCTTAGCAGGTTCCGTATTTAATCCATTTGAGGAAGACGGAGAAGACGACAGACCAGAAGATGAACAAGGTGGTCGTCCACAGGAAATGAATAAACCATTCAAAGATAGTGGAACAAGAGGTCGAGACCCATTAGGAAAACAAACAAAAAATCGTAGACCATTAGCATTAGCACACTACGACGCCTTGAAAAAAACTATGGGTAAAAAGTCAAAAAACATAATACAAGAAACTAACCAGGTTGATGAATTAGAGAAAGAATATAATGAATATAAAGAGGAAAACGGAGAGAATTAATACCGATTTCTCAAAAGTTTTATATTTATTATTGATAAAAAACAGAAAAATACTTTGGAGCTCAAATGTCTTATGTTAAACATAGTAAGATAAAGAATACAGGTATTCTTTATGAACTTTTATCTCGTCAAATCACAGTAGATGTGATAAATGACAAGAAAAATGCTAAATCAGTTAAATTATTTAAAGAATTCTTTAATAAAAATACTGAATTA